CATAACAAAGTTAGTGAGATAATCAAAGCCGTCCATCAAGTCCATCATGCGTTCCTTGGAGTGCTTCAAAAAGAACTTCTTTATCTTTGGTAACCGTCGAGTACCCAACAACCAAGCACTTCCAATATTAGTACCTTCGATAGGAGCTACACCAAATGAACAGTACAGATAGTTGAACTCATCCTTTACACTGAAGCACTTGCTCGATGTAGCATACGACATATACACAGCGTCTCGTGGGTGGTGCATAAGTCCGAGTATCTCTAACATATCATCCTCCCTCAAGTCCTCGTACAGATCAGGAGCATCCATATCAAGCTGTGCTTCATCTATTCTAAGCTCCATATCTTTTACTCCGTGATACTACCATCGATTCAAACTCTGCGGATAACAACCTCAGTGGCAATGCTGAACTGTTCTTCACTTCTAATCTTAACTCTTCTGCTTGTGTCTGTATGGGGAAACGGAAGTGTCCACTCTCTGGGGTGAACTTGTTAATGATTGAATCAGACCCTAAGTTTGTAGGATTGAATGGATACCTCTTCGGGTCACGGAACTTCGGATATACTTCCACTTGCATAGCCCCTGATCCAGAGTACTCCAAGCTACCCGTCCTTATTGTTTGGAATGTATAGTCAGACTTCGTCCGTCCCCCACGTTCTGTTGGTTGCTTGAGGGTCTGCTTAGAGAATCGATATAACATACCGTACGCATATCCAATAACAAATTCATACGGTCCTTGATACCATCTATCTTCCTGCCACTCTGGTGCGGAGGTAACAAGAACAGCTTCGTCGCCTGACAGTGTGGTCCACAACGATTGAGTTCCTCCGGGTTTTAACGGGTCTGGATCGCCGACACGCCGCTCCCTCACTGAAGTCTCTGGATAAAGGGATGAGTTGTGTGATAGAATGCATTTATAAATCGTACCTTCATACGACACATAATCATATATCGGTCCGTCCACCGTAAAAGATGAATCGGATACCCTAATCAAAGGAGTGGGGTCGAGAAGATATGAGGTAAGATTAGCGTTGGGATCGCTGAAAGAAAGATTAAATACGTCAGTTTCGTTCGCACTAGCGGCATCGTATAACGCTTTAATGTCGCCTTGGGTTCTATCCGTAATAGGGGAGGGCAGGGAAATCACTAAAGTTTTAGTTCCACTGTTGTAGGTCATATCGGAGGAGGGAGATGGATAGATTTCAACTTTTAAACCAGACGGTCCGGAATCGACTGCCGTGTAAGTAATTCCATCGTGCACTAATTCATCAGGTATTTCCGAACCTTTTGTAATGTCGTACTTCGCTCCATTCATTGTCCACAACTGTAACTCGTAAGACTCGTTACTTTCGGGTATATATATATCTACATCCGATATCGTTGTTTTATTAGTGAGTGCATCGTAAGACTGAGTAGTATAAGCACTAAGCCCCTGAGCAATCTTAGAGTCCAACAATATAGGATAACCTAAATCTCCCCTATACGAATGGAAGCCGTGTATTGTTTCTGTGTGTCCGTCCTCAAAGCTTAACTTCTCTAATTGCAGTACATCGCCCACATGATTAAGCATATACAATGTACTATCTATAAATTCAAAACCACAGATGTTAGTGCAATGCCCGAACTCAAACTTCTGCCATGCACTCTGTACCTTTTCGTTATTTGACCAGAAGTACTTGTATACATAGAGCGTGTCCTGTTCCGTTCCTCGATCCGACTTCAAGCAGATAACGTTTTGAATTGGAGAACCCGCCATCCTTTGTACATTGCTTCGGATGTACCGTGGTACTTGCTCTGTTATTTCTTGTGCTGTGAATACCTCTGTATTGTTATCAACAAAGTATTCGTACATACCCTCGTAGTTGTCCCGTTTAAATGGGAAGTATATATAATTACCTAGTGCTAGAGGTTCTACTTGATCGGAAACATCGTACTCACTGACTGGAGATATAGCTACCGTCTTAGGTGATAACACATCTTGACCACGCAATACAAACTGTGAAGTATCACTAAACAACATCAACTTTTCTTGGAATGCTTTAGCGTGTTTAAGGATTGCTACCTTTGTATGGCTCAGTCCGACATCTATCGGTGCACTGTCTAGCAACTGCTGTGTAGTAGTACGGAAGAAGTTATAGTACTCATCTGCTTCACTAAAGATAACATTACTGTCCGTGAGAAGCCCTAAGCGGTTCTTAAAGAAGAATATATCGTTGATTGTTTTACCGACGAATGAAGGAAATGGATTGGTGAAGTCGTCACCCGCTGCTCGTCCCGCCCAACCAAAACTACGGCTTGTTGTATCCGTAGGTCCGTAGTAATATACATCCAATTCCCAATCTAAGTATCCCTGTGTAGCGTCTGGAACCTCCGTCCAAAAGTCTTCCCAATCAGCACCCACTCCCGGTTTATTACTGTTAGCTGCGGCGTGGTCTTTCTTTAATAGATAATAAGAAGTTCCTTGTTTTACAATTAACAGTTCGTTGGGTGTTTGTAATCTAAAGTCATTGATCTCTCCGTTCTTAAAAAATGGAACAAGGGTGACGGGCATGGTGCTATTAACAAGCAATGTATCTATCCCTTCCATTATACTACCGGGCGATTCGTCTTGATAATAACCAACGGTTTCCACCCAAGTACCTTCTCCAAACTCTTCCTTTTCTTTAGTGGAAAATCTCACATAGTAATCGTCTTGGTTTATATCAGCATCGCCTATTACCTTAACTCTAAAGTTGTTGTAACACTTATCTGGTAAGTCTGTAATACTGTTTACCTCTCGATATACAACACCCAGTCCTTGGTCAGCTAATCCATCTTCTGTTCGTATTTTAAAAGGACCTTTAGTATTTGTTAGTTTTATTAATGATCCTTTTACTTCAACATTAAAATCACTATTGGCAGTTACTAAGGCTTGAGTTACATTAAACACGGTGTTGTCGACCTGAGTACTGCTCTCAATCCATTCACGTGCTTTTCCTTTAAATATAACCCTGTAGTATGTTCTAAACTCTTGCTGTAAACTGCTGTTAGGATTAAATCCAGAACCTCTTCTTAAAAAAGAAAAACCAGTAATGTTTCCTTCTAAAAAGTTTATATTCAATAAGGCAGTGGATTCGGGGTCGTTAACTCCTGTTTGGCTTAATGTGCAAGTTACCTTGATGTCGACTGCAATATCAACAGTGCGATTTCCTTCTCCAGTTGTTAATGGTAATATTTGCCCCGGAATGCCAGCTGCCCAAGTAGGAGCGGTGTTGTTTAATGTTAAAGAACTTATACCCGTTGTGTTGGTGACATGATCTTCTATTAAGGCTTTTAAATCTTTAGCTATCCTAATCGTATCCGCATGACTCGCTTCGTCTGCTCCACCAGATTTATAGGTAGCTTCGCTATCTCCGTCGTCTGGAGTGTGGTCCCCTATATGGTCCTGTCCGTGACTAATTGCATTTTGATTGAAATTAATCAAAGAGTTATCGAGATATATACTATAATGCTTACCGTAATCCCCTAACTTAACAGCGATGATTGCTTCGTGTACGCCTGTCGAGTAAACTGTGTTAGCCAACCATTTGTCGTTTGTTGTGGTATTTGAAACCTCTTCCCACTTCGTGGCATCAAAAGGCGAAGTAGAAGTATGTGTTTCTATACATTTATAAGTAACGCCGTTATACAAAACATAACTAGCACGACCCGATGGCGGTGTGGATTTTTGTAAAAAGTGATTCTCTTTCTCTACCACTCTCTTCTTATTAACAAGAAATGTATAGTCAGCTACTGTCAGTGCTCGTAGGTCAGTTAATGGATTTGTTACGGAAGAACCTAAGCTCAGATAACTACCTGCTATAGATGTTACAGCTACTGGTATATGTGTGCCTAATGATAGATTAAATACACCCACACCTCCCAACGATACCGTCACACAGTACTTTGTATCTTCATCTCTCTTTACGAAGTGTGTGAATAACGAACTAGCATTAGATGTATCGTCTGATATTTTCCCGACGAACTCTGTGCTTTGTCGTTTTATTAACCCATCAACAACAGAAGAAAAGGCGTTGATTTGTTCCTCACATTGAGAGGGATGTCTCAGACTGTCGGGTTGTTGAGATACTCCCTGAATGAGGTTTGGTACACTGTTAACTAACAGGGGCATATCTCTTATCTATCTATTACTCGTAATACGCTGTAGTTATCAAAGATAGTTCTGTCAGCATTCTCGGAATCACTATCGATAGCACGTGCTTTCGCTTCGACTTCGTCCCGCAAAGCAAACCCTTCGATCTCTCTACTTCCTAAGAATCGATTAGCAAAGATACGAGCTGATTTAACGGTGATGTAGTGACGGAACTGCTCAGGAAGTTCTTCAAAGTCTAGCTCAAAAGTAATCGAAGCTTTGACTTCTTTGGTCCACTCATATGTGTGATTCTTTCTATCGTATAACGAAAGTCCACGTTGAACTGGATCGCTGTCTGTATAAATGGATGGTTCTAAGTCTACCTTTAGCGTGTTGCTTGGTAGGGTAATCTTAGAAGTGGAAGCATTAGGAGTAAGTGGATACTCGTGCTCTGTATTAAAGTGCCAGCCTTCTGATTGTATAGCTTTGCTGGTCTCATCGAGGACATCCTCGGCTTGTATGGCGGTTAACGGAACAGTAGTTCCTCCAAGTGAATTGACGGGAGCTTCCCCAATAACACTAATTATTATATTTACTGCGTTTAATTTAGTCGTCAGTGCCATAGCTTTATAAAAGAAATAATCAGTGGAGGGGAGCGGAACGAATCACAGACCTCCCCAACACCGAGAGAAGAGCGTTACGAAACTAGTTCGATAGCACACTCAGGACGGAGAACTCCGTGACCCATAGCATACTTCGCAACAAATAACGTGCCTTGACGCTCGATCTGATACTCCGATTCGGTAGCAAGATCAAGCAACTTAACGGTTCCTACAGCAGCACTGTGAGAAACAATACCCAAGCTATTGCGG